CAAAGTGGTCTTGAACGTGATGGCGAATACGGCGTTGACAATCTTGCTTTTAAATTATTGCGTAATGCAGGCGATATAGAAAAACTTTATAATGCTGGTATACAAGCAACAGATACTGAACTTAGTCTTGAAGAAGGTAACCAATTTACAGGCGCATTGGCTGCTGCACGTGCTGCTGGTCTAAGTGAATTTACTGTTGGTGACAAAGTTTTTAAAGTTAAAAAGAACAAAAAAGTAGTAAAAGAAGCTGAACTAACAGAAAAATGGAGCAAAAAATATAAACGCAGCATTGATTGCTCTCATCCAAAAGGTTTTAGTCAAAAAGCACACTGTGCTGGTCGTCGTAAAAAGAAATAAATAATACGGAGACATAAATGTTTAATGCCACAAATGCAAGAATTGCTAGTATTGATAGTGTAGTTGTTGAAACCGAACTTGCCTTAATTAATATTAATATTGTAAACGCAGTTGATAACAATAAAACTTCAGTTATAATTGGTGGTAATACCAGAACAGTATTTGGTTCTAATGTTATTGTTGGTACACCAATGACTCTTGATGCAAATTATTATAGCAGTTGGCAAACAATTACTGCAAATAATCTGTGCTCAGGTCAAATGCAAAGCATTTTAGATAATTTTAATACTCTTGGATATACAGTAAGTCGTCAAAGTAGTGATGGTACCCACATTTACTGGCAAATTAGCTGGTAATTTTACTTGACAATTTGTAATTTTATGTTAATATACTATTATGACAAATTCATATGTAGTGCATAATTCGTTGTATGATTATAAAAAAATCACTCGCAAAGAAACTGATGAGGGCAGAAGATATCAAACCCCTGATGGCGATGTAGTTGCTAGTGTAACTACAATTCTAGATAAAACAAAATCAAAAGAAAAAATGCAAGCACTCTATGAGTGGAAGCAGCGTGTTGGTGTTGAAAAAGCACAAGCAATTACCACAGAAGCCGCTGGTCGTGGTACTAGTATGCACAAACAATTAGAAAACTGGCTTGAAACTGGTGAGTTAAAAACAGGTGGCAATCTTGTTCATCAACAACCAGCTAAGATGGCAAACATAATCATTGATGAGTATCTTAAAGGTCAATTACAAGAATATTGGGGTATGGAAACTGCTCTTTACTATCCACAACTATATGCGGGCACAACTGACCTTGTGGGTGTTTATAATGGTAAACCAAGTATTATTGATTATAAACAAACAAATAAGCCAAAGAAAACCGAATGGATTCATGATTATTTCATTCAAGGTGCTGCATACGCCGCTGCTCACAACGAGTTATTTGGCACTGATATTAAACAAATTGTTATCTTAATGTGCAGTAAAGATTGTGAACCACAACGTTGGATTATCAATGGTGATGAATTTGATAAATGGACACATGTATGGTGGGACAGAGTTTGGGAGTTCTATGCGGATAAACCATAAATATCCTTAAAGCAGGATACTTATTGTGAGCATCGTACAAATTTCAAGAATACAACACCGTAGCGGTTTATATGAAAATCTACCACAGTTAAGCAAAGGTGAATTAGGTTTTAGTGTAGACACTCGTCAATTATTCATTGGCAATGGTCTTATTACGGATGGCGCACCAGCAACTGGTAACACCCAAATATTAACTGAATATAGTGATATTTTAAATTTAGCTAATACCTATTCATTTCAAAATAGCGATGCGGGTTATAATCCACAAACTGGCAATGCAAAACCCCAATATAATGCTATCGCTTATAATGGAACTACCTATGTTGTAGTTGGTACTGGCGGAAATATATTAACAAGCATTAATGGAACAACATGGAATAGCACAGTAAGTGGTACTACTAGCAATTTGCTTGATATTACATATGGTGCAGGCATTTTTGTTGCAGTAGGCGCAAATGGAACTATAGTTTATAGTTCGAATGGTACAGTGTGGTCACAAAGTGGGGCGGTTTCTTACACAAATATAAATGCCATCACTTATGGTGGTGGAAAATTTGTTATCGTCACACTTCTTGGAGGAATTTATACAAGCACTAATGGTATCACTTGGACTAGTGCTAATACTTTTACTACAACGGCTACTACTACTTCTAGTTCAAATATTATTACGGTAACAAGTGCTACGGGCATAGTAGTTAACCAAAGTGTGTTTGGTCTTGGCATACCACCAAATACAACAGTAACAAATGTAGCTGGCACTAGTATTACTATTAGTAATAATGCTACTTTAAGTGGTACAGGTGTTTCTGTTACATTTGGTATCGGTACACTTTCTAATGCGCTTAATGGTGTTGCATATGGAAATAGCAAATATGTTGCAGTTGGTCACAATGGGCTAGTTGCATATAGCAGTGATGCTGTAACATGGTCAACTAAAAATATAACCTTCCAAGATTTATTAAATGTTAGATATATCAGTGATAGCGCAAGCAGTTTTGTAGCCTCTGGCGCAAATAACAAAGTATTTTATAGTAGCGATGGTATTACATGGAACCGTGGTTTAGTTGATGCATTCGTAAGCAGTACAACTGATGGTTCATATGCCTATTCAATTACAAGTTGGGGCGATGTTTATAAAAGTAGCACTGCTGGTTCATTAACATATATTAGTAATATTCTTGGAACTGCTGGTGGCAATCCCGGAGTTGGGGAAAATTTCACTTATATCTATCATAATGGGCATGGGTTATTTACAGTTCTTAATGGAAGTGGCGAAATCTATACTAGTACGAATGGCACCTCGTGGACAAGCAGAACAAGTGGTGTGACTACTGGATTAAATGGTGTTTGGTATGATAATACAAGTACTACATGGACCATTGTTGGTGACAGTGGTGTTATTTTAACTAGCACCAATGGTACTTCCTTTACAAGCAGAACAAGCGGCACAACAAATAATTTATTAGCAGTAACTAATGCAGCCGGTACTACATGGATTGCGGTTGGTGTAAGTGGAACTGTAGTTAACAGCCCAAATGCCACAACCTGGACAGTAGGCAGTAGTGGTATATCAAATGATCTTCGTGCAATTACTGTTGCGAATTTAGGAGGCGGAAGTTATAATGCTATTGCAGTGGGCACAGGCGGTATAGGTATTGCTACTACACAATTTTCAACTTATACTTCTTGGACAAGTGCAATAAACAACAGTGCTACCGATCCATATGGCAATACAGTAACGCTTTCTGATTTAAATTCTATCACTTATCAAACTATTAATAGCACAAATTACTATATTATAACTGGTGACCATGGTATTGTTGCTACTAGCACAAATGGTACTTCGTGGAATACAAAAATTACTGGAACTTATAGTGATTTAATAAACAACGTTTTTGTGGGCACTTATCTTTATGTAACTGGCAGCAATGCGCTTACTTTACTTACAAGCCAAGATGGTTCTGCATATACTGTTACTACAATTTACTATGGTTCAAATTTACTTTATACAGATTTATATGACATTGTAACAAATGGTTCATATAATTTGTTAAGTGGTCAGTACGGTTATACTTATGGCGCAACAAATCAATTTAAGTATTGGCATAACACTTCAATTAGTTTAAATTCTACAACGATAGGAATGGCATATCTTAACAGTAACTACTATGCAGTAGGGGCAAATGGTCAAATCTCTTATAGCACAAATGGTATTTCGTGGACAAGTCAAAGTTATAGTTTTGGCGGCACAAAAACTATTCGTAGTTTGCAAAAAAAAATTGATGATGTAGTAAGCGTAAAAGATTTTGGTGCTAAAGGCGATGGAATAACAGATGATACTGAAGCTATTAATCGTGCCATGTACGAGTTATATTGTAGAATAACAACTACCAATGCAAGAAAAATTTTACATTTTCCAGCAGGCAATTATATTGTCAGTGGCAGCATTAATGTACCAAGTCATGCTAGAATAATGGGCGAGGGAACATATAATACACAAATAACACAAACTGCAAATCCTTACATTTATCCATACACTACTTGGGTAATGTATACCGCAGATAATTTACAGCAAATTGGAGCACTTGCAGGGTTAAATGGTGCTGGTTTGCCTACAGACATAACAATTAGCGATTTAACTTTGCAAAGTTTAAATGATGGTATTATTATAGATAGTGCTAGCCGTGTTACTTTAAATAATGTTAGATTGCAAGGTCCAAATAGCACAGTTACAACTTTGACTGACTCAGTAAGCGGAAATACCACCGCTGGTGTAAAATTACTTGGTCGTAGTCTTGTTTTTCCAAGTGATGTTAATGTTGTAGATTGTTTAATTAATGGATTTAATGTTGGTGTTTATTTGCCACCAGGAAATTATGCTGCAAATGCGCTGTTTGATAGTAACACATTTTATAATCTTTATTATGGAATGTATATGAATGGTAGTGTTGCCTCTAGCGTTAAAGGAGTCACCTTAAGTAATAGCGTAATGGATGCAATCTACTCAAGTGGTCTTTATGTGAATAATGCTAGCAATTTCACTAGTTTTGCAAATTATTATAAAGATGTTGGTGACAACTTAGCTGGTATTGCAAATCCAGTAGCACAAGTAATTTATTGGTCAAGCACATCAGTAGGATGTGCAAGCATTGGCGATACATACGATAGAACTGATAACAATAAAGTAGCAGAAACAAGTCGCACAATTGAATGGAATTATTCTGAAGGTTTACGTTTAGGAACTATTCAGCATAATATGGGTCAAAGTGTTACGCTTGCAAACAATACAACTGCATCACTTGTTACTGGACTTGATGATTATGGAACAACATTTGGGCTTGAATTTCAATATAGTATTGTACGAAATAGCCAAGTAGCAAGTGGTATTGCAAAGTTTACCTTGACTTCAACTGGATTATATAGTATAGATGATGATAGAACACAAAGCGCCGATACAGGTGTTACATTTGGTTTTAATGGAACTGACTTAACATATACTACTGACGCAAATGGAACAGGTCTAATCAACTATGCTATCAGATACTTTGAGATGCTATAACTGGTTTACTGGACGTGCTGACAATAAAATTTTAGAATGGCGGTCATATCGTCGCAGTATTGCAAACAATCATTTGCAAAAAGTAGCACAGGATTGGGCTAAATGCCCAATTATTCCAAATTACCTAGAATATGATGATTCCCGTTACTGGCCCGATCCTTGGACACTTATTAGTGAAGGAAATTATTGCGATTTGGGTCGTGCATTAGGAATGTTCTATACTTTATATTATACTTCTTATCCATTTCGTGATACAATGATTATTGAAGTTTATAAAGATAGAGAAAATCATGAATACCTTAATTTATTACGCTGCGAGGGTGGATTATATACGCTCAATTATAATGTAGGCGAGGTTGTAAATAACCTCACTGTCCCACCTACAGCAGAACTTATTAACAGTGTAAACTGTAAAACATTAAAAATTTGAAAGAGAGATAAAATGCCAATCAATGTTATTAAACGTGATGGTCGCAAAGAACCATTGGATATTGAAAAACTTCATAAAGTAGTATTTTGGGCAACCGAGAACTTAAGTGGTGTAAGTGCAAGTGAACTAGAACTACGAAGTCAAATCCAATTTTATAATAACATTAAAACTAGTGAACTGCAAGAAACACTAATCAAGGCTGCTGCTGATTTGATTTCAGAAGATGCTCCAAACTATCAATATGTTGCAGGTCGTCTTGTAAATTATCATCTTCGCAAAGAAGTTTATGGTAATTATCAACCGCTTCCGCTGATTGATATTATTAAAAAGAATGTAGGCAGTGGTTTCTATGATGCTAATTTACTAAACGATTATACCGAAGAAGAGTGGGCAAGCATCAACAAGTTTGTTGAACACGAGCGTGATATGCAACTTACCTATGTTGCTATGGAACAACTTCGTGGCAAATACCTGGTGCAGAATCGTGTCACTGGTGAAATTATGGAAACTCCACAGGTTGCATATGCACTTATTGCCGCAACCCTATTTGCCAAGTATCCACAAGAAACTCGCTTAAAGTATGTTCGTGATTATTATGATGCTATTTCTAAGCATGATATTTCTCTTCCAACTCCAATCATGGCAGGTCTTCGCACACCACAGCGTCAGTTCTCCTCTTGCGTGTTGATTGAAACTGGTGACAGCCTAGACAGCATTAACGCCACATCCAGTGCTATTGTTAAGTATGTCTCACAAAAGGCTGGCATCGGTATTGGAGCGGGTTCTATCCGTGCTATCGGTTCTCCTATCCGTCGTGGCGATGCCTCTCACACGGGCTTAATTCCATTCTATAAGATGTTTCAGGCAGCAGTTCGTAGTTGCTCACAGGGCGGCGTTCGTAACGGTGCTGCTACGCTTTATTATCCGCTATGGCATTATGAAGTAGAAGATTTATTAGTTCTCAAGAACAACAAGGGAACCGAAGATAACCGTATCCGTCAAATGGATTATGGTGTGCAGTTTAACAAACTTATGTATGAGCGTTTGTTAAGTGGTGGAGACATTACTTGCTTCTCACCTAGCGATGTACCAGGTTTGTATGATGCTTTCTTTGCTGACCAAGATAAGTTTAAAGAACTGTATGAGAAGGCAGAGAAGAATCCAAAGATTCGCAAGAAAACCTATAAAGCAATTGACCTATTCTCGCAATTTATGGAAGAACGCAAGAATACAGGTCGCATTTATCTCATGAATGTTGATCATGCTAACACTCATGGTGCGTTTATTGAAAGTAAGGCTGTAATCAAGCAAAGTAATCTGTGTGCAGAAATTGCGCTACCTACAAAGCCACTCAATCATATCTTTGATGAAGAAGGTGAAATCTCACTTTGCACACTCTCTGCAATCAATTGGGGCAATGTGAAGGAACCAAAAGATTTTGAAAAGATGTGTGACCTTGCGGTTCGTGGACTTGATGCGCTACTTGACTACCAAAACTATCCAGTCATTGCAGCACAATTAAGCACAATGAATCGTCGTCCACTTGGCGTTGGTATTATTAACTTCGCATATTTCCTTGCAAAGAATGACATGAGTTATAGTGACCCACGTGCGCTTGCACTTGTTGATGAGTATGCAGAAGCATGGAGTTATTATCTTATTCGTGCAAGCAATCAACTTGCTATTGAACGTGGTGCTGCACCAAAGAGCAATGAAACCAAGTATGGCAGCGGTGTTCTGCCTATTGATACCTATAAAAAGGAAGTTGATGAACTTGTGCCGCATGTGGAGCGTATGGATTGGGCATCACTTCGTGAAAGTTTAAAAGAACATGGTATCCGTAATTCTACTCTGATGGCTCTTATGCCAGCAGAAACATCAGCACAGGTTGCTAATGCTACAAATGGTATTGAACCACCTCGTTCACTTATTTCTGTTAAGCAAAGCAAGCATGGCGTGTTAAAGCAAGTTGTTCCAGAGTTCCGTAAGTTAAAGAACAAGTATGAACTACTATGGGATCAGAAATCACCAGAAGGTTATCTAAAACTAGTTGCGGTCCTACAAAAATATATTGACCAAAGCATTTCCACCAACACAAGTTATAATCCAACATTCTATGCGGATGAAAAGATTCCAATGAGTGTTATGATCGGTCATTTGTTATTGTGCTATAAGCTGGGAATCAAAACCTTGTATTATTTTAATACAAATGATAGTCAGGGCGAGATTGATATCAATAAGTTGTCCGAAGAACAACCAATGAACACCATTGTTGATACACTTGATGATCAGGACTCGTGCGAAAGTTGCACTATCTAAAATAGTATGATATAATAATAAAAAAGGTAAAATTATGAATACAGTATTTGACGCAAATGATAAGAGTGACCACACCAAGTCACTAGCATTCCTAGACCCCAATGGCGGAGTAAGTATCCAACGCTATGATACCTTGAAATACCGTCAATTTGAAAAACTTACTGAAAAACAATTAGGATTTTTTTGGTTACCGCAAGAAGTAGATATTCTTCGTGATGCCAAAGATTTTAAGGATTTGACGGCAAATGAACAACATATCTTTACAAGTAATCTTAAAAGGCAAATTTTGCTTGATTCGGTTCAAGGTCGTGCACCAGCAGTGGCATTTGGTCCTATTTGTTCATTGCCTGAATTAGAAACTTGGATTACTACTTGGACATTCAGTGAAACTATTCATAGCCGCAGTTATACCCATATCATCCGCAATGTTTATGCCAATCCATCAAAAGTATTTGATGAAATGATGGATATCCAAGAAATTGTTGATTGTGCAAGTGACATTACAAATTTGTATGATAAGTTGATTGCAATGAACAATTTCTATGCTGATAAGGAACATCCTGAATCTGCTCTATATGAGCACAAGAAAGCATTATGGCTTGCTCTTATGAGCGTGAATATCCTTGAAGGTGTTCGCTTCTATGTGTCATTTGCTTGCTCTTGGGCATTTGCCGAATTGAAGAAGATGGAAGGTAATGCTAAGATTATTAAGTTTATTGCTCGTGATGAAAACCTACATCTTGCTGGCACACAGACACTATTAAAGATTCTACCAAAAGATGATCCAGATTATGCCAAGATTGAAGTAGAATGTCGTGAAGATGCGATTAAGTTGTTTGATGATGCGGTCAATCAAGAAAAAGCATGGGCGCAGTATCTATTCAAGGATGGTTCTATGATTGGGTTGAACTATCAACTACTTGCTGAGTATGTAGAGTTTATTGCTAACAAGCGTATGCAAGCAGTTGGTCTTGGTCAACCATATGCAACGAAGAATAGCCCACTGCCTTGGACACAAAAGTGGATTGCTGGCGCAGAAGTTCAAGTTGCTCCGCAAGAAGTAGTTTTAAGTTCATATGTTATGGGTGGTACTGTGCAAGATGTTGATAGCAATTCATTTAACGGATTTAGTCTGTGAAAAAGTGCAAGTCTTGCAATTTTGAAAAAAAATACAACGAAAAACACGATGCTTATTATTGTGAGTCTTGCGATGAATGGTTAGAAAAAAATTGTGGCGATCCAGAATGTGATTATTGCGCCGACCGACCAGAAAAACCAAGTATGTTAAAGGAAAAAGAATGATTACATTATATACAAAAGATAATTGCCCATATTGCGATGGAGCAAAGCATCTTCTAAACAGTTGGGGCGAAGAATATACCGAAGTTCATATTAATGATGAGGGTGTTCGTGATTGGTTGGTAGCCGAAGGTCATAAGACTGTGCCGCAGATTTACTTCAACGACAAACTTTTAGTAGAGGGCGGTTATAGCGGACTAAGTAAATTGTCACTCAACGAATTACAGGAAAGAAAGAATGCTAATCTCTAAAACTGATAAGAATACCGTGTATACCTTCAAAACTTTTGCTGGTGAAGAAATCATCAGTCGTGTTAGTGAAGAAAATGCTACTACCTATACTTTACTAAAACCACTTGTTATGATTGCAACCCCAAACGGTGGTTTTGGATTAGCACCTGCTATCTTTAGCGTTGCACCTACCGATCCTGTAATGTTAAATAAGAGAGCAGTTGCGCTTTTTGGCAGAACAGAAAGTGACATTGCTACTCAGTATCTGCAGAAAACTACAGGTCTGACATTAGCTACTGTTTAAAGGAGATCATATGCCTATTCCAACCAAATTAGGAAGCCTTAACACTGCTGGTGGAATAGCAATGATGGGCGATACCTCAGTATTAATTAACGGCAGACAAGCGAGTCGTATTGGCGATTACGTGACAGGTCATCCAGGTTTTGATCCACGACATCCTCATCCACCAAATCCAATTGTTACTGGTAGTCATAATGTAATAGTTGGTGGTAGGCCACTTGGTTATCTAAGTGTATTAGATTCTTGCCGCCATATCATGATACCTCATGAATCAGATGTATTGATAGGGCAATAATGGCACTAGGAAATTATACAAGTGGATCAGGAACTATTACTGTATCAGCAGGAACTACCACAGTTACTGGTAGTGGAACAAGTTTTCTAAGTCAATTAAAACCAGGCACAGTTATTGGCAATATTACTAATAATTTTGCTGGCTATATATCTACTGTTACAAGTGACACATCGGCAACCTTGTTTTCAGCAAGTGCCATTAATATTATAGCCAATTCATTTACATATCGTCCAGTAACATCTAATACTGTCACGTATACATATTATACAAGTGGCAATATCACTGCTAACATTTATAGTCAAGTTGTAACTGGTATTGGTACTCATTTTGCAACTGAAATAAATTATGGAGATACACTTTATATTTCCAATTTGGCTATTGCAAATGCAAGTGGACCAAATGTTGCAGTTGGTGTAGTAGAATTAGTAACAAGTAATACAAGTTTGTATTTAAGTTCTAATGCTTTTGCCAATGTTTCAAATTTACAATATTGGAATACTGCCCTAACTTATACAAGCGGTTCAGTATATGGTGGTTTTGGTAGTCAGTCAAGTAATCCAAATCCAAATAATAGAGTTAGTAACATTTATACACCGCTATATAATTGGACGCAAAGCGGTTTAATTCCCAACGTTTCTATAGTAAATAATTATCATCCACCAATTCTTGATAGTGTTACTGGTGTGTTGGTTAATTTACCAGCAAGCATCTATAAAAAAATAAGCAATAGTATTACAAATACCTATACACTAGGCAGTTCGCTTAGTTATGATGGAACTGATTTTATTGTACAAGATTTTGATACAAATCAACATGTTTTTGGAACTGATGCTTCTTATGTTTTAGACAGTTTAAATAATAGTTATAGCATTAAAGAAGCTGCGCTTAAAGGTAACGCTGACATTTATACAGATATTATAAAAAATTTAATACCAGTAACTGCTGCAGATCACGCAGCGTCTTTTGTAGGTGCAAACGTTGCACGAGTAACGGATAATCATGATTTAGCTAAAGTATATTTTAATCAAAGTAGCCCCTTACAAACATTGCGTGATAATCCTGCAAATTTTACTGCAAATCAAAATATTAAGTTACGCAAAGAAGCAAAAGGGCTTCGTAAATTAGTAGCTACTGGTGCTCCAATAGCAATTCCTGGTCTGTTAAACGCTGTTGCTGATACATATGTTCCTGGCAATATTGCTTGGACACCGCCGCAATTCAAACAAAGTGTGGTAAATTACGTAGCAAATGCAAATGTGAGTACATCATGACAGATATTCAACTTAAAGACTCAACACTTCTCAATACGTTTTATGTTTCTAGAGAAGGCACAGATTATGTTGCTCGTTGGGATAACACCGGTTATGCTATTGGGCACGGCAATCATTATTATCCCGATGGCAGTCCTGTAAAAGCTGGCGATACTATTGATAAAGCTGGTGCAGATGCTTTAACTGCTGCAAACATGCCCGGCTATGTAAGTCAAGCAGCAGGTCTTGTTGGTGTTGATAATTTTAATAATCTTACACCTTCACAGCAAGCAGCTTTAACCGACATTACGGCAAATTATGGAGTTGGTCGTGTTCCACAAGCCACTATTGATGCTTTCAAAACTGGTGATCAGGCAACGATTGATAATGCTGTTCTTAATCAACACAATAACTGTGCACGTGATATTGATCGTGTAAACATGATGCATGGTGCAGACCCAAAAAATGTTACCAGAGGTGGACCAAGCCAAAGTATTCCAAAAAATACAAAAGGTGCGGCAACAGGCAGTGGCAGTGGATGTGCTGGCGCAGGTCTTGGTGTATTAGGAGCAATAGCTGGTGCAGGATTGCTTGGTGGTCTTGGTGCAGCAATTAATGGTGCACTTGGTAGTGCGTTAGGTGCATTGGGCGTAACTGGCATTACGGGTGCTATGAGTGGCGCATTAGGTTCGCTTGGTAATGTATTAGGCGGCGGTCTTAGTAATATTTTAGGTCAAGTTGCTGGCCCGCTTAACCAGCTTACAGGTGGCGCAATGCAAGCTTTGAGTCAAATTGGTGCTAATATATTACCAAGTTTGACCGGTGTTCTGCCAGGTAGTATAACAAATATACTTGGTAATACGTTGGGTGGTGGTGTAGGCGGTCTTTTAGGTCCACTTAATGGTGTACTACAAAATCCACTTGGTTTACCAAATGCTATTCAACAATTTGCTTCTAACGGCGGATTAAATGGTATTATTAATCGTGTTGCAAATAATATGGTTGCTGGTGCTGTAGGTGGCGGTACTAATGCTTTCGTTCAACAAATTGGTTTGGCTAGCGCATTTAGTGGTATATCCAATAGCGTAATTGGTGCAGCAGCAGAAGCAAGAGGTTTATCTTTTGGTTCTAATATACCAGGCGGATTAGGTGCTAATTTTGTCAATAATAACAGCATTGTAAGTTTTGGTATGACTTCACTTTCTAGTAATATACCTGCGGCAGCAAGTAATTTACAAAATTTAGGTAGTTTTTCTACAGAAAATCTTTTGCGATTACAACAGCCAGCAAACGTTGCTGGTCAAATAATTAAAGCAGGATTAGGAACCACCACTGGATTAACAAAACGACTTATCCAAAATAACATTCCAGTTGCAGGCGTGGATAATCCAATATATGACGAACCTGTTCAAAAAATACTAAACAATATTACTGATGATACTGCTGTGGGCGCAGTAAGCAGTAAATTTAATCTAAGCACTAACATTCATCATCTTGGACAACTTACAGATATGAGCGTGATGGCACCAGATTTGCATAAAACAAGCCCTAGCAAAAATTTTAAAGATTTGGGTCAACAATTTATAAGTTTAGGAATTACCAAAGCTAAAACATTTGATGAAATTGGCACTGCGTTAAGCAAAACTGATCCTGGTTTTGATTTAAATCATTTAAGTCAAATGCCTACTCCAATGTATCCGCCAGCAGCAGATACCCTTAATCAAACATTTGGATATGGTGGTGGCAGTATTGGTGAATTAACAATGGCAGATTTTCTTGGAACTGCCGCAGGGTATGTGCATAACGATACACTGCCAGCAATAACGCATGCCAATAATGTTATAATGGCAACACCCGCTGGACAAACTTTAAACGGATTAATTGTGCAGTTACAAACTTTGCTTTCTGGCGGATATCACGTGCCTGGCAGTAGTTCTGGTGGAGGTGGTCAAACATCATTAACTGGATTTATTAATATTAATAACACCATTTATACCACACTCGAC